GAGATGAGGAATACAATCAGATGCAAAAGAAGTTGTCTAAGTTTAGTAGACTTAATGCAAGTGCATTCATGGTACTACTAGACTAACCGAGTTACAAACATGTGTGACCCTGTTGGGTCACACACACCACCCCCGGGTCAAGGCACCCAAGCCCACCCCAATCCATCTAGTACCTAAACCAGAACGGAACTAACTCAGAACGCATATAAGCGATACACCTTTACATAAAAAGGGGTCCCACTACTCTCGTATATTTTGCTTGTTTTAGAGAGACAGGGGTGATAAAAAACTTCTTCACAGTAAAAAGTGCGACAAAAAATTATAAAAAATTTTTATGGATTTAAATAATATAGATATAAGTAAGCTTCCCGCCGATATAAGAAAAGAATTTTTACAATATAAAGTTATGCATGCCGAAAAAAAGATCCAAGGCAAAGCAAAAGAAGACTTTATGTCCTTCGTTAAGTGTGTTTGGCCTGAATTTATAGAAGGTGCGCACCACAGAGTCATAGCTCAAAAGTTTAATGACCTAGCAAATAAAAAAATTAATAGATTAATAGTGAATATGCCACCCAGACACACCAAATCTGAGTTTGCATCTTTTCTACTTCCTGCCTGGATGGTGGGCCGTAATCCAAAACTCAAGATTATTCAAGCAACTCACACAGGAGAACTTGCTGTAAGGTTTGGTCGAAAAGCTAAGACACTAATTGATAGTGATGAATATAGAAAAGTTTTTGAAACATCACTTAGAGAAGACTCCCAAGCTGCCGGTAGGTGGGAAACAGCACAAGGCGGCGAGTATTTTGCTGCGGGTGTTGGCGGTGCAATCACCGGACGGGGTGCTGACTTATTAATAATTGATGATCCACACTCGGAGCAAGATGCAATGTCTGCTAATGCTTTTGACAATGCTTACGAATGGTACACATCAGGACCACGTCAAAGGCTTCAACCTGGTGGACAGATAGTTTTAGTTATGACTAGGTGGAGTAAAAAAGATTTAACAGGAATTTTACTAAATAATCAAAAAGAAGTTAAAGGTGATCAGTGGGACGTGGTAGAATTTCCAGCAGTCATCGATAAAAAACCTGTTTGGCCTGAATATTGGAATATAGATGAGTTAGAATCAGTACAAGCAACATTACCTGTTGCAAAATGGAACGCACAATGGATGCAAAAACCAACTTCTGAAGAAGGAGCTATAATAAAACGTGAATGGTGGCAAGTTTGGGAAAAAGATACACTTCCCTATGTAGAATATGTAATTCAAAGTTATGATACGGCGTTTTTAAAGAAAGAAACAGCCGATTACAGTGCAATTACAACTTGGGGAGTGTTTTATCCAAATGAAGACTCTAAACCTAATTTAATTTTAATGGATTCTATAAAAGAGAGATATGAATTTCCAGAACTTAGAAGAGTTGCACTCGATCAATACAACTATTGGAAACCAGACATGGTAATTGTCGAACAAAAAGCATCGGGAACTCCTCTAACTCATGAATTACGCCAAATGGACATTCCGGTGATGACTTTTACGCCAAGTCGTGGTAATGATAAACACGTACGTGTAAATACTTGTGCACCGCTTTTTGAAGCTGGTTTAATTTGGGCGCCGGATATGAAGTTTGCAGAAGAAGTTGTAGAAGAATGTGCAGCTTTCCCACACGGCGATCATGATGACTTAGTCGATTCTATGACTATGGCTGTCATGCGGTTCAGACAAGGAGGGTTTTTAACTCACCCTGAAGATTATATTGATGAACCCAAACAGCCCGTTAACAAGGAATATTATTAATGCAAAAATTATTTAAAGAATTATTTAAACAGTTTGTCGCTAAGAATGGGGTTGAACCTAAAGGCATAGATCTTATTAGATTAAAATATAAAGCTGCTGAATTAAATAGGCAAGCTAACAAAATTAAAATTGTTGATTTTGAAAAAACGCCCATTACAATTAAACGCGGACAAGAGGCAACAGTCAATACTCTTAAAACAAAATCAGATGACGTGGCTCCCGGAACACTTCAAGCAGATGTAGAAAATCTTAAAGTAGATGCTGAAGATATAATGAATGATGCTATTAGAAATAAAAATCAAGCTATGACTGATTTAGATGATTTTATAGAAACAGGGGGTCAACCTTTTAAAAAGAAAGATAACAAGTTTCTTGGGGGTAGCATGCATGAAGAAGGACAGATTAGAACTGGTATCAGAATGTTTTTACAAGACGAAGTTAAAAATGGCAGATTAAAATTAAATAAAGAAGATTTAGCTAGAGTCATGGAATACTTTCCAACAATTGCAGATGATCCAATTTTAGTATTTAAAAAAATATACGGCGATGATGCGTATAACGCTGCTGGTAAGTTTCCAGGTGCCTTTGAAAACGGTGCAGATTATAATGCGTACAGAGAAATATTTAAAAAAAACATGGATGAGTCTTATCTTAAAATTAAAAAAACAGAAAACCTTGGTGATGGTACATTAACTTTAACTGATGAAGTTAGAGCGCCTATTAAAGATGAAGACGTACCTTTTGCAGGCGGCGGGGTAGTTAAAAGGATTATTAAATCATTAACTATGAAAAACAAAGATCCGATGGATTCTATGAAAGAGTTAAATGAAGTTCTTAAAAGAAGAAAAGAATTAGATCTAACAGATAATCAAGTAGATGAAATTATGGACGCTGGTAATGATTGGATATTTCAAAGAGATCCAGATAATTTATTTATGCCAGATAAAACGACACCCAAATCTTTCTTTGACGACACAGTTGAAGAAGTTGACCTTAGTCAAGGTATGATTGATTTAGATGAATTAAATTTTACTAAAAATGCTCAAGCAGCTAAGGAAGCAATAGATAGTACTTCAGACGCAGATTTACTTATGAGAAAATATCCAGGAATGAATATAAAACTTGCAACACAAATTGCAAATGACACAAATCCAAAACGTAAAGCCGATGTAATTGCTATGGTAGAGCAAACAATGGAAATGGGCAGCAAAGGAATGAGTGGTGACGAGATTATAGAAATATTTAAAAAAACACCGAGAACTAAACAAGCTGATGGTGGTCAAACTACATCGACCGGTCTAAACTATTTATTAGGAGAAGATGACACTAATTCTAGAGTACCTTACGCATCAGGCGGCAGACGTGGATTCTTGAAACTTCTTGCAAGTCTTGGTGCAGCCGGTGTAGCATTTAAATCTGGATTAACGACTTTAAAGTTTGGTAAACCTGCAGCTAAACCTGTAGCTAAAGCAGTAGCAGAAGCTGCAACAGGTCAACCTCCTGCGTACTTTTTAAACTTAGTTGCTAAAATAAAAACATTAGGTGATGATGCACCAAGACTTGCAACAGCTGATAGACAAACTGTTAAAACTTATAAAGATTACACATTAACCGAAGATGTAACCACAGGTAAACAAGAAGTTGTAAGAATGAAAGTACTTGATGATGATTCAGCAAGTTATTACGGACAACCATTAACTGAAGAAACTTATATGAGTCATACACCGGGAGAAATAATTATAGGTAAAAATAAAAAACCTGTCAAGATACCTGATGAATATGAAGAAGGCACAGCAACTCTTAGAAGTGATAGAGGAAATGCAGGAGAGATTGTAGACGAGTCATTTGAAATTTCTGATGAAGTTATTGAAGAAGGAACTAAGTTTGAAGATAACCTATCTGATTTTGGTAAAGCAGATGGTGGACGTATAGATCGTTCAGGTGGTGGTATTATGAAAATTATAAAAAAATTAGTAAAACCTAAAAAGAAAAAATTAGAAACAGTTAAAGACTTTGTTGATAAAAGAAAGTTTTTAAAAAGCATGGTTGGTGAAACTGAAAAAAATAAAAAAGCTAGAGAATTAAAAATGTTAAAAGAAGCAATGGAAGAAGCTAGAGAAAACCCTGGCTTTAAATTTAAAGACATAGACGTCGATAAAGAAATTAAACCTATTTTTGATCAATCAAAAGATCGTACATTAAATGCAGGTGGGGGTATTATTACTAAATTAATTAAAAAATTAAATACCATTGATCCAGGGTCCACGAAGCGTGGTAAGTTATCCAAGCCTATGAGTAAAAAAGCAAAGGATAAAAAAGAATTACGAGAGGCTATTGAAAACTTTTCTAAAAGAAATAGGGCTAGATAATGACTGAAAAAGAAATGATGTTATTTGCTTATCAGCAATCCCCAGAACCGATGATTAAGAACAAAGTGCTAAGAGATGCATTAGACAAGGACCTTGGACCACGGAACAATTATAATCTAGGTCTAAGAGTTACAAAAGCCTTAAACAAAATAAAACCTTATGGCGGTGCAACTACAGTAGGGAAATCCAGTCCTAAACTTAATAGAAAACCTGAGTTAAATTTCATAAAGCTGTTTAATAAACTTAAAGAGAAAAATTTTGATGGTAATTTAGTAAAAACTTCTGAATCAATAGGACAAAGTCCAGAAAAAATTAAAGGTATTTTTACTAGAACAATTGGACCTGGTAGCAAATCTTCTGGACATAAACCAGTTATATCCATACCTGAACCTAAAAACGGAATTCTTTATTCCCAAACTACTACTAATATGAAATCTAATCCAGATGCTTTTAGAGAATTAATAACTTCTCAAACTAAAGATTTGTATCTTTCTCCAAGAGATATTGCTTCTAAACTTGGAATAAATTTTAAAGGGGACAAAGGTCAATATGATTTTTTTGTAAAAGATCTAAAAGATTTAAAAGTAACAAATAAAGCGTCTTCCGGAACACAGAAATTGTTTAATTTTGATGACGCAACTAATAAGATATTAAATAAATATAAAACAAAAAAAATTAAAGGCGAAAGACTAGCCGACTCAAATAGACTTGAAATTGAAAAAAAATTAGATTTAGAATTATATAAAGTTAGAAATAATAATAAACAGAGAATTAAAACTATTTCTAAAAATGAAAATATCTATTTAACAAATTCAATAGACGATGTAGGACATACCGTTTCTATTAAAATTACAGATAAATACCCTAAACTGTTTAAAGACTCTAATGTAAATAATATAAATAGTTTAGTGTATCAAGATCCTTATCTTAATCAGGATGTTATGAAACTAACTGGCTATGAAACTAGATTTGATTCTATGTTTAAAGAATTAGAAACTTTAGTAAACAAACCTGTTACAGCAAAAACTCAAAAAAAAATCTTAGACATAAAAAAATCTATGAATCAAAACTACAATGGTTTAATTAAAAATTTAACTGATCCTGTAGCGTTAAAATTTATTATGAAAAGATCTGGTAGAGACATATCTCCTTCTCATTTAAAAACTCTTTCACAACAGACAAACAGAATACCTAAAATAGATGTTAAAGTTCCAAAGATAGGTGAAAAATTTTTATCTGAAAACATTTATGCAGATATGTCAAAAGTTGACCCTCAATATATTATGGGCTATGTAAACAAAATTAATCCAACAGCTAAAAAATTTAAAGATCTTAGTTTACCTGAACAAAAATTGTATCAAGAAAATTTACTAGATCAATCTGGAATGATAGTCCGAGATTACTATAAAAAAGTAGGCTATCCAAAAAAACAGTTGGACGAATTACAAGAAGCAGTTACTTATGACAATTATGCATCTGGGGGTGAGGTAAAACGAACTGGTTTTGAAGTAGGAGGAGATGCAAAAAAAATTCTAAAAACATTAGCAAAAGATTCTTTAAAACCAGGAGGGTGGATTGGTGGTGATATTTTGGTTTCTACTGTATTTACAGGAAACGCTTTATTAGAAGGTAAAACTTTTGGAGAAGCAATTGATCAAGGTCTTGGTTGGTTTTTACCTAAAGAAGTTTTAAACAGTTATAAAAAAGCTTTAACTAAAGGGATGAGTGAACAAGAGGCTATTTATATTAAACGAGCTTTTGATTTAGATTTAGCAACTAGCAAATATGGAATGTCTGTGGATGAGTTAGAAATGTTTGAAAAAAAATTAAAAGAGAACCCCGAATTATTTAAAAACGTTACAGATTTTCAAATAATAAAAAACAGAGAAAGATTAAAAAAAGATATAAAAGAATCGGAAACACTTGCATTAAATTCAATGGAAAGTTTTGGATCCTTTGAAAGAAAGGGATCGGGTAGTGATTTACCGTATATTGAAGGAGTAACTAGTAATGCTCCCACAGATGCAAATTATGACGATGGATATGCAAAAGCTATTGCAAGTTTAAGAAAAGCCCAAAAAGAAAAAACTGTTACTGAAGTTAATAGATCAAAACAATTTCAACTTGGGAGAGAATACTCTAAATATTTAAACGATGTTATTATGCCTGATCAAATAGAAGAAGTTCTTGGAAAAGGAGATAAAAATTATCAAGATTTTGATATATTTGGAAATAAATCAAATCAATTTACTGATTATATTCCTTCAGTTACTAGACCCGCTTCTTTTATAACTGCACCTATTGGACAACTTGCTCAAGGATATGCTGCCACTAATTTACCCTTTGCAGATGACTTACAAAGTTATTTAGAAAAAATTGCAATATCTAGAAATAAAAAAAATTTAACCGAACCTTCGAATGTAGATAATTTAACACAAGAAGAATTTGATATAGCCAATGCTGATCAGTATCCATATGCACAAGGCGGACTAGCCAGTTTAAAAAGGAAATTATAATGAAAAAAGAAAATCCAACACTTGTAAAAAACATGAAACATGTTAAGTTCAATGCGATCCCACCGTTGCGAGGACCAAATCCTCAGGGGTTGATTAAAGACAAAAAACAAGATAAACCAATACAGGAGAATAAATATGGCAGATATAGATAAATCTCTCCCTAACGTAGGCAGTCCAGATGACTTACCTGAAAATCAAATTCAGGAAGAAGTTGTAACTGACGAAGTTATTGAGACAGGTGGACCAATAGAAATTACAGATGAAGAAGATGGTGGAGCAACAATTGATTTTGATCCTAATCAAGTTGATAGAGTTGAAGGTGATGAAGACCATTTTGCAAACTTAAACGAATTACTTCCAGAAGATGATACAGACTCAATTGGTAATCAACTTCAAAGTGATTATATGGAATATAGATTTTCTCGTGCAGAATGGGAAAGAGCTTATATAACTGGTTTAGAATTATTAGGATTTAAATATACTGACCGAACACAACCTTTTCAAGGAGCTTCAGGTGCAACTCACCCGGTTCTAGCAGAAGCGGTTACACAATTTCAAGCTTTAGCTTACAAAGAATTATTACCGGCTGATGGTCCGGTGAGAACACAAGTTATGGGAAATAGCACTCCTCAAAAAGAGCAACAAGCTCAACGTGTTAAAAATTTTATGAACTATCAATTAATGGATCAGATGCAAGAATACGAACCTGAGTTTGATCAGATGTTATTCTATCTTCCATTATCAGGATCTACTTTTAAAAAAGTTTATTATGACGATTTACTGGGAAGAGCTGTATCTAAGTTCATCCCTGCAGATGACCTTGTTGTTCCGTATACGGCTACTTCATTAGACGATGCGGAAGCAGTCATCCATGTAGTTAAAATGTCAGAGAATGATTTGCGTAAGCAAATGCATGCTGGGTTTTATTCTGATATTGAACTTACTAAACCTACAGGTACAATTACAAATGAACTGAAGGAAAAGGAAAGAGAAATTGAAGGAATTCAAAAAACACAAAGAACAGAACCTCTATACACAATTCTAGAATGCCACGTTAATTTAGATTTAGAAGGTTTTGAAGATCTTGATTCTGCCGGAGAACCGACAGGAATAAAATTACCTTACATCGTAACAATCGAAGAAGGTAGTAGGAAAGTTTTGTCTATTAGACGAAACTTTGCGCCCAATGATCCAAAGAAACTTAAAATCCAATATTTTGTCCATTTCAAATTTCTGCCAGGACTAGGATTTTATGGCTTAGGATTAATACATATGATTGGCGGATTGAGTCGTACTGCAACGGCGGCTCTCCGTCAGTTATTAGATGCTGGGACATTATCAAACCTACCCGCAGGATTTAAACAAAGAGGTGTTAGAGTTAGAGATGACTCTGTCGCAATTCAACCAGGAGAATTTAAAGATGTTGATACTCCAGGTGGAAACCTAAAAGATGCTTTCGTATTCCTACCCTACAAAGAACCATCACAGACTTTATTACAGTTGATGGGAATTGTAGTTGAAGCAGGACAGAGATTCGCATCAATTGCTGACATGCAGGTTGGTGATGGGAACCAACAGGCTGCTGTTGGTACAACTGTAGCTCTTTTAGAACGTGGTTCAAGGGTCATGTCAGCGATTCATAAAAGATTATACGTTGGCTTAAAAAAAGAATTTAAATTACTTGCTGGAGTCTTTTCAACATATCTACCTCCTGAATATCCTTATGATGTTCCAGGGGCTGCAAGAAATGTTAAGATGACTGACTTTGATGAAAGAGTTGATATATTACCTATTGCAGATCCCAATATATTTTCTATGTCACAACGTGTGACATTAGCTCAGACTCAATTACAATTAGCTCAAACTAATCCACAAATGCACAATATGTATAATGCATATAGATCTATGTACGCAGCGATTGGGGTAAAAGACATTGATAGAATTTTACCACCACCCCCACCGAATCAACCTAAAGATCCGGCTATAGAACATATAGATGCGTTAGGTCAAAAACCTTTTCAAGCATTTCCTGGTCAAGATCATAGAGCACACGTTACAGCTCACTTAAACTTTATGGCAACTAACTTTGTTAGAAATAATCCAAGTGTAACAGCTTCATTAGAGAAAAACATTTTAGAACACATTTCTTTAATGGCTCAAGAACAGGTTCAAATAGAATTCCCAGAAGAATTTAAAATGATGCCGCAACTACAACAAGCCGCAACTCAAGATCCAAGAGCCAAGCAACAATTAACACAGATCTCGCAAATTATAGAAGCTAGAAAAGCTGTATTGATTGCTGACATGACTGAAGAGTTTATGAAGGAAGAAAAAGCTATCACAACTCAATTCGATCACGATCCATTATTGAAACTTAAAGAAAGAGAAGTTGATCTTAAAGCAATGGAAGAGGAAAGAAACACGAAAGAAGATGAGGCTAGACTAGCATTAGACAGATTAAAAATG